ACATCCAATCGGTGAACATGGACATGAGTCCCTGTTGAACGAACTGGTTATAAACCGGTTCGGCAGCTATGATACGAGGACCTTTCGCCGTCTTAGGCACCGCAATCACCCGTGAGGGGTGCTCGCATGCCGGGGGGAGCAGGAACACGTCTACTTCAGGATCTCTCGATCCTGTTCGTAGATATTCGTGAGCAGGGAAGAAGCTCGAAAGCCTCTCTGACCACTCGCGATTGTTCCATTTCTGATTGGCCGAAATCGGGTCAGAAACTGCTCCAGGACCATGCTTTGCCTGTGTAAGGAAGCTGTCTTCGAAAAGACTCGCCTCCATACGAGCAAAGTAAGTCCCGTACATCTCACGTGCCATCTTTCTGAACTCCTCACGGAGTTCGAAAGGAATAGCGTTCGAGATGTTTTGATCAGTCTCCACATATGCAGCCAGTGCAGCCTCTACCTTGTCATCGGTAGGAAGCTCCTTTAGCTTCGAGTGCAGATAGAATATCTGTCTCAGTGCACGTACTGCGTGGGGATTGACCACCGGAAGAAGTGATCCTTCTGCGTCGAAGACCTGGGCAAACAGTCCATTAAGGAATGCTGGCCGCTGGTCGCCTGGCCCTCTCTTTTTGAATAAAGAGAAAGTGTTAGCGTCCATCCTACCTTTGTCAATAGCCTTATCAAAGGCCTTTCCAGAGGCAGGCAGGTCGAGGGTGAGGAACTCCTCACCTCTCTCTTCGACGCGAGATCTTATTGTTGCAAGATCTCGAGTGAAGGGGACACCGCATAGTCGTAGCTGATCTTCGGCTACGGCTAGGTGGAGATCGAGTTGGCTTTTCAACATTGCTCCTTTCTGGGGCAGGGTATCCAACTGATCATGACGCCGGACCCGTATAGGGTCAGTTCGTCCCAACTCGCCTAGAATAGGCGAGGATAGACACTGTGATGCCGACTGAGAGTGCTGCAAACCCCGTAATACCTACGAGGACCAGCCACACGAGGTCGCCCATCAGTTCTCTCCAGCGATCAACTTGATAAGGTTGGCGTTGGAAGAGGCAGTGAGCCAAGTTACGAGGGCCAGAACCTGGTCCTTCTGCTCGGCTGCGGAAAAACCGCTCTGCGGGACGTCGAGAACTACGTAGACGGACGAGCCGACAAGCACGTTAGTGCTTGCGACAAGTGCGTCAGCAGTGACCTTCGAGTAGTCGAGACGCGCCTCGCGGCGAATCCGACGACCGTAGGTCGAACCAACCTTGAGGTTGGTCTTTGCGTCGTAGTTCGTGAACTTACCGGTTTCCGACCCAGAGTTGACTCGCACAAGCGAGACAGCTCCAGGTGTGGTACCGATAGTAACTGACTGAGGGTCCGTAAATGCCATGATCTTCTCCTCTGAAGTTGTTCTTCAGTTGTTGTGGAATTGTCTAACGAGCCCGGGCTAAGCCCAGACTCGCGAGGATTCCCCACTGTCCGATCTGAAGATCGGGTGTGGAGACGGAAAAACCGAATGGGGAGGCTGCGAGACGAACTTTCATATCATTCGTTTGCACGAATTTGATATCTCCCGACCACGACATGTGCCCTTCTGGTTTAGAAGAGTCATCAGTTGTGAGCGGTGGCCTATAACTGTCAAACGAAACAGTTTCTCGATATCTCAATGTCGAGTAGGCGTAGTTCAGTCTTGCATTGTCAGCCCCTAACGTTGAAACGTTAGAGACAATGGTCCCAATGTTTGAGAACCAATCGATCAGCCATGTCCATGGTGTCAGTTCCCACAGTACTTCAGGCGTTAGCTTTAAGCCAAGAAGGTCCAGTCCTCTATCTACGTACCCATTTGTAATGGGGGTAGGAGAGAGACCGGTCCAAAACTTGGCTGTCAGTCTAATATCTGCTGAACCGTGGATCGCAATGTCAGTAGTAAGTGGAACACGGCGAACATCACCGGTTTCACTCCGCGAGTTGAACAGAAGACTAGTCTTCTTAGAAGGAAAACCTGAGTATCTACCAGAGAGACTCGGAGTTGTTCCCCATTCAACCGTCCTGCGGGTCTGATGACCTACAGAATACAACATTGCGTCGCGACGCCGCCTACTAGAGTCAGATGGGAAGAGCGCACGGTCTACTGAAAGTAGAACCTTAAGCCCGTCCCCAATGTCTCTGATAATAGGCGCCCATCCGAACTGTACGTTCAGTGATTGTTGACCAAGATATTTGGTGGCCTGTCGCAGATCACGGAATCGAGTTTTCAAAGCTTGAATCTCGATATAGTGCCTGCGTAGGTTGCCTAGGATCTTGGGAACATCACCTCGAAGAAGCTCAGCGGCCGTAGCCAAAAAGCTTGCATGATTTTCATAAGGGTTCGCCGCGTTTATCAAGCGCGTTGATTCCCCACGTTGATCAAGTCCATTCGGCATCAAAGTCGAAGGATTCGAGACGTAACTTGTCGGAGTGAGAAGCGTTGCTCCTCTATCAGTAAAGAAGCTACCATAATCGGGGATTTCATATCCGACAGCGTCATAAATGACGCCGCCGTTGTGAAATAACCGCGGAGAGGTAGAAGGAACAGGGTTAACCCATTCCCTCAGCTCACCGCCGCGGTACGATCTGTACGAAACAGATCCCACGCCGTGGTAGGTCTTCGAGTGATAGACGCCGAAATCATGGCCGAAGTCCTTTGTAAGGAAATGGCTATTGGATCCGGCAGCCCCAAGTTCAAGTTGACCGAGTGATCGTTCAACTAGTTTCTTGCGGGCCATGAGCCTCTCGGCGAGGTTTCCCTCGCTACCAGGCTCAGGGAGCATTTTTGCGACATCGACACCACTACCCGTCCTATAACTGTAGACACAGTCATAGTCGGTTGTAGCATCAATCGACCAAGATTCCGGATTCGTCAGATTCCTCCCAGAGGAAACTGCGGACCCGGACGTTTTCTCGGTCGTTTGATATGGCATGGCACCTCCTAAAGGTGTTCCCGGGGTCCCCCTGATGGG